AACTTTAAGGATGGGTATTCAATTATAAACCATGATGTTGAAATAAACATTTATGCATCAAAGGCCAAAGATGGCAACGGTGGTTTCTTACAAGCCTCAAACATAGCAGATGAAATTGAAACAATTCTTTACCGGTACAAGGGTACAATAGGTGGCAAAAGAATAGATCAAACCTTATTAAGCAATCAAGAAATCTTATTTGATAATTCAAGCCAATGCGCGCGCGTTATCATGGAATATAGCATAAGACAAAATTTAGTTACCGGTCAAATATTTGATTTCATTTGGGGAAGTGCAACAGAAAAGAATTGGGGAGAAGCAACAACCGAAACTTGGGGTTAAAATATAAAAAGTAAAATAAAAAGAAAATGGCAAATTTAATCGGTCAAAACATCGGTACAAATTACAAGGGTTTAATCAACTTAGGAACAAGTGTAAATACGCCTTTAAGCGCAACATTTAGAGTGTTGACAGATGGGCAAGGTAATATACTCCCAATTGAGGTTGCAACAACTGGAATCAACCTAACTGGCACTGCAAAGATTAGTAATGTAAATATTGCAACGGTTACAGACGTAGCAGCAAAGCAAGATACTTTAATTAGTGGCACAAACATAAAAACCATAAATGGCGGCACACTTTTAGGCAGTGGTGACATTGTGATAAGTGGTGGCGGTGGGGCTGCTTGGGGTGAGATTACAGGAACACTTGCATCTCAAACTGATTTACAAAGTGCTTTAAATGCTAAAGAGAATACAATAACCGCAACTACAAGCGCAGACTATTTTAGAGGTGACAAAACATTTGCAACCTTAGATAAGAGTGCGGTGGGTTTGGCAAATGTAGACAATACAAGTGATGCAAATAAGCCTATTTCTTCAGCTACTCAAACGGCATTAAATGCAAAAGTAGCCTCAAACACCGCAATCGTAGCAGCAACTAAAACCAAAATAACATATGATGCAAAAGGATTAGTTACTGCGGGATTAGATGCAACAACTGCGGACATTGCAGATAGCTTAAACAAGCGATATGTTACGGATGCTCAATCAACTATAATAGGCAACACAAGCGGTGCAAATAGCGGAGATAATGCCGTAAATAGCTTGTATAGCGGTTTAGCAGCAAGCAAGCAAGATACTTTAGTTAGTGCAACCAATATCAAGACCATAAACGGCAGCACAATATTAGGAAGTGGCGATTTAGTTATTAGTGGTGGTGGCGGTTCGCCAAGTGGCGTAGCGGGGGCAGTTCAATTTAGCGATGGAACTAACTTTGCAAGTGATGCTGATAATTTCTTTTTTGACGATACTAATAACAGATTAGGCATAGGTACAAATACACCTATTGCTACTAACCACATCAAAGGAAGCGGCACATTATCATCCACAACGGCTTTATTAGTTCAAAATAGTGCGGGTACGGATTTATTAAAAGTGACAGATGATGGTTCAGTTACTACAAATAATAGTTTTAACATAAAACGAAGCGATGGTCAAGATATATTTAGCTTTAATAATAGTGCTAATGCTCTTGAATTTAATGTGAATAACAGCAGTCAGCCCGTTTTTAGAGTAAGAGGTTCGAGTCAATTTATAATAAATATAAGAGCAAGTGAAAATCGCGTAGGTATGGGAACACTAACGCCAAATGCAAGTGCGTTTTTAGATATAACATCTACCACAAAAGGCTTTCTACCACCACGAATGACTACAACCCAAAAGAACGCTATTGCAACGCCAGCAAGCGGATTAATAGTTTACGATACTGACACAAATAAATTAGCGTGCTATAACGGCACAACTTGGAATGACTTATTTTAAAATAAAATGATAAAATTAAAAAACGGATCAGCATTTTTGGCTACAAGTGCTGAAACTCAAACAAGCCATAAAGTAGAACTAATAGCGGTAACCTATCAAGCGTACTTAGGTACTAAGGATGTAGATGGTGTGCCAACGCCACAAGGCTATATTAATTCTTGGATAACAGATGAGAGTAACAATAATGTTTTTGGTACTGTAAAAACACAGGAAGATACGGAATTTTCGGGTAATATTTTAAACGAATTGACAAATCAATACATTGCAGATTTGAAAGTGTTAAATCCAAGTATTACATTTGAAAATACTCTAAATGTTTAATTTAGAACTAACAGAACAAGAGGTAAACATTATTTTGGCGGGATTAGGTGAGTTGCCTGCAAAGCATTCAATTGAATTAATTGCCAAGATTAAAAGTGAATGTGAATCACAAATAAAAGATAAAGACTAATGTTACTTAATGACTTGAAAATATACCTTCTAAACATCCTTTCGTTTGCCATATCATTCAGTGACATTGATGTGGCACTGAAATTTATCTTGTTAATTGTGTCAATTGGTTACACTATTGAACGATGGATTAAATTGAGAAAGAATGAGCCGCAAGGAAAAGATTGATCTTATCTTATCTAAATGGGTAAGCCGCAAATTAACAGTGTTTGTGGTGGCATCCATTGGGTTGTTTATCGGTTCGGTAAGGTCTGAAGACTGGGTAATTATTTCAACCGCTTACATAGCAATTGAAGGGGTCACTAACATAGTGGAACGATTACGCAAATGATGACCACAAATGAAATTGTTAAAAAGTACGGCAAGCCTAATGAAACCGGTGCAGGTTATTTGACAACAATCCTTTTACCTTATCCCATGCGTTTGGCTTGGGACTTAGATACAAAGGTTTCCAAAATGAGATGCCATAAGTTGGCAGCAGAACCATTTCTAAACGTCTTCAATGACTTACTTGCTGAGTATGGAATGAAGGAAATAGAACGGCTTGGAATAGACTTATTTGGTGGGTGTTTCAACTATCGTAAAATGAGGGGCGGAACAAGTTGGTCAAAGCATGCGTGGGCCATTGCCATTGATTTAGATCCTGCAAGAAACAAGCTAAAAGAAACCGCAAAAACTGCAAGATTTGCACGGCCAGAATACCAACCAATGATTGATATATTTTACCGGCATGGTTTTATAAGTCTGGGAATAGAAAAGGGATACGATTGGATGCACTTTGAACTAAGAAAATAAACACAAACACACACACATAACATGAGCCAATTAGATCCAACATTTGAAGCATTTGCAAACAACCCACAAAAGGAAAACGAAACAAGAAAGGATTACTTTGTTAGAATAAGCGGCATTGTGGGCAAAGCACCACTGACTATTAAACAACACTTTTCATTTTACAAATCAAAGGTAAATGAGTATTGTGAAGATGCAGGGGTTGCAACCAAAGATGTAAAACATGGTTGGGTAAAAACAAAAGATACTTCACTATTCTTCACTAATCCAGATTATGAAGGTGCGGTTTCATACGATCAAATTCGTGACAAATTAGTTGCAGAATTAAAAAGCTATTCGCCAAAGTACCCTATTATAAAAAGGAACAAATCAAAAGACGGTCACTTGTTGGTCATTGATCCTGCTGATGTTCACATTGGGAAATTGTGTGAAGCATTTGAAACTGGTGAAGACTATGATACAAACATTGCCGTTAAACGCGTTTTAGAGGGGGTACAAGGCATCATTGATAAGTCGCAAGGGTATAACATAGATAAGATACTATTCATCGGTGGCAACGATATTCTGCACATCGATAGCCCAAAGCGACAAACTACAAGCGGAACACCACAAGATACTGATGGAATGTGGTATAGTAATTTTCTAAAAGCAAAGCAGGTTTATGTGGATGTACTTGAAATGTTGATTCCGGTAGCTGATGTACATTTTACATTTAATCCATCAAACCATGATTATCAATCGGGTTTCTTTTTAGCCGACTGCATTAGTTCATGGTTTAGAAATAACAAAAATATCACCTTTGATTGTTCAATTGCACACCGAAAGTATTTTGCTTATGGTACGTCATTAATTGGAACCACACACGGAGATGGTGCAAAGGCTCAGGATCTTCCTTTGTTGATGGCTATTGAATCACCCGATTGGGGCAATACTAAACACCGGTATGTTTATACACACCACGTGCATCATAAGACCTCAAAGGATTATCAAGGTGTAACGGTTGAAAGTTTAAGATCTCCAAGTGGAACTGACTCATGGCACCATCGGAACGGATACCAACATGCACCCAAAGCAATTGAAGGATTTTTGCATTCAAAAGAACACGGCCAGATAGCAAGGTTTACACATTTATTCTGAGTGCAAACTGCATTAGTTTTTTGGAAAATTTCATGCAGCTAAAAAATGCACAATATATTGGCAAGGTTTATTGTGCAAAATTATGTTACAAAACATAGTACATTATACTACACTTTAAGATGCAATTACGTATATTATCGAATATTTGCGTATCAATAAAGCATTTTACCGCACTATTAAACAAAAAAACGCGCTACCAGATTAACCGATAACGCGCTTGTTGTTGCTCAATAAATAACTTTAAACCTTAGAGTTTAATTTTTTTATTCTTTTTTATGCTTATAAGTTCAAGCAGGGATATGAACCCAACTAAAAACGTAATGCCTGCATACACTGGTTCATCAACAAGTGAAACCATAAACCCTAAAGGCATCATCATTGTACCTACTCTTAAAATCATTTCTTTTAATTCTTTCATAGTTCAAAAGTAATATTAAAACTATATGCAAGGTCATTAGACTGCTTCTAAATAAGCATTGGTCTCCAAATATGCAATGTCATTGTTATTTGCTGCAATCTCATTTAGTAGTTGAACAATGGCTGCGTAATCACGTTTTGTCTTCTTATCAAAGCCTAAAAACGTTTCAATTGATTGCTGCCCATGTATCACACTGGAATGATCACGGCCACCTAAATATGAACCAATGTCGGTTAATACCATGTTTGGCATGTACTGTTTAACAAGGTAAGAAAACATGTGACGCGGTACAACAAACCTTTGTTTTCTGCACTTACCTTTTATTTCTTCTGGACTTTCTTTGTAATAGAATGCAATCACAGACATCAGCAAATCAAAGTTCGTGTGGTAAGAATAAGCAATTTGCATGTATTGATT